GAGATATGTTCGTTGGATCGGCTGCCAACACTTATGCCAAAATCAGCATTGGAAATGGTGCAGTTGGTAATATTCCGCAGGTTTATGTGGTTGATGCAGCAGCTACAACTGGAACTCGATGGGCAGATGACATGGCAATTCTGACAATAATGCAAGCAATCTAGGGAGCAAATAAATGGCAACTACACCAACCGCATTTTTCCGAGGCGCGGCAACTACTACAACAACGACAGTTTTGGCAACGGTTCCAGCCTCAACCACTTGGATTGTGACCAACATTGCAGTTGCGAACATAACTGCTTCAGCGGCAACTTTTACCCTTGCAATGGGTCAGTCAACCACTCAAGTTTCCATTGCGACAACTTCAACAGTGCCAGCGAACTCAACAATTTACATTGATTTGAAACAGGTTCTTGCGACCACCAACACAATCACCGGTGGCGCTTCAGCGGCATCGGCAATCAACTTTCACATTTCAGGCATCGCCCTAGCGTAAGGAAAAAAAATGGGTTCAAGTACAGTTCCAGCAATAACACCAAAAACTCGATATGCGCTGACTCTTACATCTGGAACATCTTGGACAGTCCCAGCTGGAGTTCTTTATGTAAATGTGACTCTTCAAGGTGGTGGCGCTGGAGGCTTCGGAGGAACTGCCGCTCCCACCTATGATGGCAGACCGGGGCAGATGATTTCATCAACTCTTGCCACAACTCCGGGCGCTTCAATTACTTATGCAATTGGAGCAGGTGGAACTGCTGGAAATGGTTCTTCCACACTCGCGGGCACTGGTGGAACAACAACTTTCACAGGTGCCACTTCTGCCGTTGGAGGCACAGGAGGATTGGGAGTAACGGGAACTTCTCAAGGAGGTTTCTACAATGGAGCGCCTCCGACTGCAGTTGCAGGAGGATCGGGAAGAATAGATGTGGAGTATTGGGTATGAAACTTTTCGCAGTAATTGAAAACAATAAAGTTGTGAACATTGTTGTTGGCGTTGAGGATGAAGTTATTGCAGCAAATCCCGGCAAGTACATTGACTACACAAATGGATGGGATCACAACAACGGCATTGATGGAGGAGATTTCTTTCCCAAGCCAATTGATCCAACTTCTGCTTCATAAATCCCCACTATCCCCTAGGAGAACATCATGGCAACAACATCAGCACAATTCTCACTCACAACAACACCAACCAAGATTGTTGCAGCAGATATTGCTTCGGAGAACATCTATCTTCACAGCGAAACTGCCATTGCTTATCTTGGCGTAGATTCAACAGTCAGCTCGACAACTGGCTACAAACTCGATGTCAATGACAAGATCACTCTTGCCAACCATGAAGGTGAACTCTGGGCAGTTTCAGCATCGACTGGAACAATGAGCGTGTTGATCATGAGCAAATGAGCGCAGATACCGCGACAATTATTTATTCCTATTTTTTCGTGACCGCTGCAATTATTGGTGGAGTAAGCATCATTGCCAAACACACCATCAAGACTCACACTGAAGGAATTGAAGACAAGCTGGCAAAAATTGAATATGCCCTCTACAACGATGGGCAGACCGGCTTGATCAATAAGGTCGAAGAGCTACTGGTCAACCAGCAATCGATCAAGATTGATGTCGAAGTCATGAAAGCCAAGGCAGAAACCAAACCAACAAGGTCAAGGAGCGGAAAATGAGCTATGAGCCGAGGTTAGGCGATTATGGAGTTGTGAAGACTTCTGGATTTTTCGGCTGGCTCATTCGCCTTGGAACCTTGAGCAGATGGAATCACGCTTTCATTTACATCGGGGATGGAGCGATCATCGAAGCCAACCCCAAAGGAATTCAAATTGGTCATGTTGATGAATATTCTCGAATCGCTTGGAATAAGCATGATCAATTGACTCCGCGCCAGCGCAAGGCGATTGTCGAATTCGCTCACAATGCCCTGGGGACTCCTTACAATTTTTTGATGATTGGCAATCTCGCTCTTCGAATTCTTGGTTTGAAAGTCCTTGCCAAAACAAATTTGCTCTATCGTTGGGCGCAAAAGAGCAAGGGTTACATTTGCTCCGAATTATGCGCCGAGGCTTATGCGGCAGCAGGGGTTTCAATTTCCTCTCCCGATCTGGCAACTCCCGGCGATTTGGCTGAAAGGATTATCTACCTATGACATATCCTTTCTTTCAAGCAGCTTCTTATTCCAAAGGCAGAAACAATCACGCTCCACGCCTCATTGTGATTCACACAATGGAGACTCCAGAATCAGAAGGTCGTGCCAAGCAAGTTGCTGGCTGGTTCGCTGGCAAGACTGCTCCTCAGGCTTCAGCTCATTACATGGTTGACGATAAGCAAATTGTTCAATCCGTACTGGAAGCCGATACTGCTTGGGCAGTTGATGATTGGGATTTGAATCAAGTCAGCATTTCCATCGAACACGCTGGATCAGCCTCTCAGACTCTTGCTCAATGGATGGATGGTTATTCCAAGGCAGAGTTGGCATTGAGCGCCAATCTTGCTGCTGACATTGCTCATCGCTGGCGCATTCCTTTGGTCAAACTTTCCTCAGCTGACATCCTTGCTGGCAAAGCTGGATTTTGTGGTCATGCTGACATCACCATTGCCAAGAACATCAAAGGTGGTCACACCGATCCCGGCGAGAATTTTCCTTGGTCTGAATATCTCAAACTCGTTGCCTCTCACGCATAGGAGAAAACCATGAAAAATTTCAAGCAAATCATTGCTCGCACAATCGGGCTTTTCTTGATGACCTTCCTTCCCGGCATGGGCATTGGAGCAGTAATCTCAAAAGATTGGCTCAATGGTGGAGAGATCGCTTTTGGCAGTGGGTTGGCAACCGTTGTTGTTTATCTTGGCGTTGCCCTTACTTGGTCGGGAAAATGGACTGCCCATGATGTTCAAGAGGCTTTTCGTACCGCTGCCGCTAAATCTGGCAGCACAAATGATGAAGTTGCCAAAGTTTTGACAGATGTTCAAGCGACACCGACACCGCCAGTTGCAGGATAAATTTTGAACTTTCAGGGACTCATCCTCAACCCTGAAACCAAACAGGCAGCTTCCCTTCTCGCCGAGAAGACCTTCAATCGCTATCGCAACAATCCGGGACATTATCGGAACACCGCGAGCAGTCATCTTGTCGGTCATCTCGGCGAGTTTGCTGCTTTCATCTGGCTTCGGGATAACGGCTTCGAGCCAATAGCAGCCTTCTCGGATCCAGACAAAGACAAAGAATGCGACATCTCCACCAATGTCGGGCGCATCGAGGTCAAAACTTGGAGCGAGCGTTATTGGGACAAATGGGGTCGATGCGTATCGGTTTCGCAGTATGCTTCAATCAAGCGGAAAGCAGATTTCATCTTCTGGCTCTCAGTTGATGAAGTTGATTCCGAAACACCAAAAGTGAATTTCAGGGGTTGGAGCGAGGTTGGCATCTTCGAGGGGATGTCACCGATTATGACTGGCGATGCTGGAAGAGAGATCAGAAATTATCAGCTCGCGCCATCCCAACTGAAACCAGTTGAAGAGATGGAGAAATTGCATGAATCGCGAGGAAATATTGCAACAAGCGATCAATCTAACAATGGGGGATCGCAATGAACAAAATGGGGATCCCAAGGAAAACCATCAAAGAATTGCAAAGATTTGGTCAGTTATTCTTCACCAAGAAATTGAGCCTTATCAGGTAGCCCTTTGCATGGCTGGTTTGAAATTGGCTCGCCTTGCTTTCAATCCGCTTGATGATTCATTTATTGATGGCGCTGCTTATTTAGCGATTGCAGGTGAAATCAAATGAGGAATCTGGTTGTCCTTGTTCCTAGCCGGAACAGACCTCAAAGCATTTCCGAATTGATCAAGTCATTCGATGAGACGGAAACTGAATCTGATCTGATCGTTGTTCTTGATGATGATGAACCTCAGATGGATGCTTATCTTGATTTGGGTTGCGACATTTTCATTGTCGAAAAACAAGGCAAGGGAATGGCGAAACCGCTCAATTTTGCCGCCAACCATTTCCGCGACAAGTATCGCCATTTCGCTTTCCTTGGCGATGACCATCGACCTCGCACAAAAAATTGGGACACCATCTTCATCAATACTTTGGATGAATTAGAAACTGGCTTGGTTTATGGCAATGACCTTTTGCAAGGTGAAAATTTGCCAACCGCCATTGCCATGACTGGAAACATTGTTCATGCTCTTGGTGGAATGGTTCCTCAAGGAATGATCCATCTTTATTTGGACAACTTTTGGATGACCCTTGGAAAGCATCTCGGCGCTCTTCGTTATTTGCCAGATGTTATCCTTGAGCATCTTCATCCGATTGCCGGGAAAGCCGAATGGGATGAGGGATACAGAGCCGTGAACGCGGAAGAAGTATATTCAGCAGACAAAAAGGCGCTCGATGATTATTTGGCGAGCGATGCTTATCAGCAGCTACTCAAGGAGCTTCAATGAAAATCAATCTCGTTCTTGAATCAAAGTCAGTTTCATCGACAGATTTTCAATCCATTGTTGATGCAGTGACTCAATTCGTGCCAATGGTCACAAAGGCATGGAATTTGCCAGATTACTCAGTCACCAGTTCAGCAACTCGAGATCCGCAATCTTGGAATGTTGTGGTTCTTGATACTTTTCCAAACCTTGCTTTGATGGGTCATGCTTATGGCTATCACACCGACCTCAATGGATTGCCAATCGCCTACATCCGAGCCAATTCTTTTTCTTTCCGCAAAGCAACTGGGCTTTATAGCGCTGGATTGATTGTGAGAGGAAAGAGAATCACACCAGAGCGCATGGCTGATGGGCTGGCAACGGTTGTCATGCATGAAGTTGCCGAAATGCTTGTTGATCCATTGATCAAAGAACGCCGAATTGATTCAGAAGGAAGACCTTGGATTCTTGAGATTTGCGATCACACAAAAGGTTTGTTCAAGATTCTGACAAAAAATGCAGTTGTGATTGCTCCCGATTTCACCAATCCTGCTTTTTATGATGTCAAGGGGGTTGCTCCGCTTTCACATTGTAATGTTCCGCTGAAGCCATTCACGCTTGTTGCCGGGGCTTATGGTTACTGGGACAACAAGGGAGTCACAACAAAATTATGAAGATCCTGATCACAGGGGATGCTGGCTTCGTTGGTCGGCATTTCAGAGCAAAGTTCGAATCTCAAGGTCATGAAATTGTTGGTGTGGATGTTGTCAACGGTATCGATGCCAGAGATTTCTTCCGCACCGACAACACTTACTTCGACAAGGTGATTCATCTTGCCGCAGTTGTCGGTGGTCGCAAGATGATTGAAGGATCTCCACTCGCCTTGGCAGTTGATCTCTCCATTGATGCCGAGATGTTCGGCTGGGCAATGAGAACTGATCCGGGCTGCATCACTTACTTCTCATCCTCAGCTGCTTATCCAATCCGCTTTCAGACTGAAGAGGAATCATTTCATCTGCAAGAAGATGACATCAACCTTCACAGAATTGAAAATCCCGATCTTTCCTATGGTTGGGCGAAGTTGACCGGGGAGATGCTGGCGCATCATGCAAGGCGCGAAGGATTGACTGTTCACATCTTCCGACCATTTTCAGGTTATGGAACAGATCAAGCTCTTGACTATCCTTTCCCATCGTTCATTGATCGAGGAAAGCGCAAGGCTGATCCCTTTCAGATTTGGGGAACGGGTGAGCAGGTTCGCGACTTCATCCACATCGATGACATCGTGGAAGGCTCCCTTGCTGGCTGCTTGGCTGACGTTGAAGTTGCCAATCTCTGCACCGGAATCCCGACTTCATTCAATGACTTGGCAAAACTCGTGGCGCAAGTCGCTGGATACTCTCCAACGGTTCAAAATTTGCCCTCAAAGCCCACAGGCGTGTTTTATAGGGTAGGAGATCCAACTTATATGCAAACCTTTTATACGCCTAAAATAAGCCTGATTGAAGGCATTCAAAGAGCCTTTGCTGGCTCGTAGCGCCAACCTCGCTAGGCGCTCGCCAGTTGAGAGGAAATGTCCCCTGCCGAAAGGTGGGGGACATTTCTGCATTGTGGGACAAATCACGACACGCGGAAGGGGTCGGGCTTATTCCTAACTTGACTTGTCGGGTGTATTGTTCTCCTCAAGAGAAGGAACAAGGATCCTTCACCAAAGCGAGGAGCTTCATAAATGGCAATTCTTATTGTTTTTTCAACAATCATTATTTCGTGCATCATGGCTTCTTTGATTGCACTTGAAAATTTTCTCAACCGCAACGATGAATTTCCTGAAGTCAAGGAATGGCACAACTTCCGCAGCGCCTTCGATCAATCAAACAAGGGGGAAAAATAAATGCTATTTCAAGTCTTCATTCTTTCGATCATTCTTGGTTTTTTGATTGGATTTCTTGTCGGTGGATTTATCGAATGGGACAAGGCTTATCCCCTCAATCAAGAGCTTCGCCGCGATCTTCATTCTGCCTATTTGGAGAATGAGCAATTGCGCGAAATTATCCACGCCAGTTCCAAGCCAATCCGTCAGGCTCGTGGATAATGTCAAAAGCAAAGCAAAAGGGAACTGCTGCTGAAACAGCGCTCGTTCGATTCTTGCAGGGACAGGGTTTTCCTAATGCAGAACGGCGAGCGCTGGGTGGCGGTGGATTCGGTGAGGATCTTGGAGATATCACCGGAATTCCTTCGCTTTGCATGGAGGTCAAAAATCACAAAAGTTATTCAATTCCAGCATGGCTCAAGGAAACTGAAACCGAGCGCATCAATGCCAAAGCAGACTTTGGAATCCTTGTGGTCAAGCCAGTTGGCGTCGGAATTACTCCAGACAAAGTTGGTCAATGGTGGGCAATTATGCCGATGCAAATGATGATGGATTTGCTTCGAGAAGCTGGTTATGGTGATCCAAAATGACCTTGCTGGCACTTCTCAATGCTCCTTCATTTCCAGAAGCAAAATGCAAAGATGAAGATCCCGATTTCTTCTTTCCAGTCTCTCAGGTAGAATTGGAAAATCGCATTCATCGATTGAAGGAGATTTGTCGGGGTTGCATTCATCAAGCCCCTTGTCGCGATTTTTCCATTGAAAATGAAGAAGAACATGGATTTTGGGGTGGATTGACCCCAGCAGAGCGAAATCGACTCATAAAGAAAAAGGAGGCTGGAAGCAAGAGATTCAGGGAAATTCAGGGCTACTTATCGCAAGGCTGGAGCAAGCAACAGGTCGCACAAATGTTTGAAGTTCAAGTGGCTTCAATTGATCGGATGCTTGATCGAGCCAAAAGGAAAGGACTGATTTGATGAATCGTTCAGTTTCAATGGTTATCCTCAGCGCTTCTACCGCAGCTCTGCTTTTGATTATCAATATCACACATGGCTTGGTTGGTGGAATTCAAACCATTCAGACAGTCAAAGTTGTCAAGGTTGAAGTTCCAATGGTTGCCAATACCTCAGCCAAAGTTTCGGCTTTCGTCAATGAATTGATGACCAAGCGCCAAGCAAATTGTTTGCTTTGGATTTTCAACAAAGAGAGTCACCTCAACCCAAATGCCAAGAATCCAAATTCTTCCGCAATTGGAGTGGGTCAACTCTTGGAATCGACATATCAAAACATTGGATTGAAGCATTCAGCTGATCCATTTGCTCAGGTTGTCGCATCGATCGCTTATATCTCACGCCATTATGGATCTGACGGCGCTTGCGCTGCCAAAGCCTTTTGGCTAACTCACTCATACTACTAGAAAAGGAAACAGGGGAAATGTCAACAGAAATCAATCTTGAAATGGTTGATCTCGATGAAGTGGCGAGCGCAATGCTCGCTGCTTATATCGATGCAAAACAAAAGGTCAAAGAATGGTCAGAGAAGGCTGACAATTATGCCGAGCAAGTGAAAGCCGCTCTGGGCGATCACAGTGTTGGTTTGGTCAACGGTCGCGAGGCAGTTCGCTGGACAACGGTTGAATCTCGCCGGATCGATACCAAGAAGGCTCGCGAGATCCTTCCTCCGCAGGTGGTTGACCTGCTTGAAGTTGTTTCCACTTCCAAACGCTTCACGATCGTTGAAGAATAATGTTCACACCTCTTGGGGATGATGCCTCAGCTCTTGCCGATCGCATCAAGTCAGTTGTCAACAATCGCTCTGCCAATGCTCCGCGCTCTCAGCAAAAGCGCATTGGCTTGAGCGAGGTTGGTGAAGTCTGCGTGAGGAAGACTTCCTATAAGTTGCTCGACTGGGAGAAGACCAATCCCAGCACCGATCCTTGGGCATCGAT